CCAAAGTAAGTGAATACTTAGAGCCGTCCGCACGGGTAGTTCCCGAACCTTCGCCGTAAGCTGAAACTTGCAAGTAAGGGAAGTACCAATATTTGCCGTTTGCGTCACCGATTACCGCATTCAAGTATTGTTGGCCTGAACCTAATACTTTAATAGCACGGCTTTTTTCTTGGTCGCGTCTGTGGAAAACAAGGTTAATAGTTTGAGTAACGTAAGAAGACCCGTTTACTAAGTCAATAGTTCCGTCTTCGGTGTAGTTACTAGTGTTTCTTTTGAACTCTAAACCAACGTAAGGCGCAGTGTGGGTAATAGCTGTTACGATCCAGTTAGTACCTGTTTCGTCTGTAGTAATTCCCGTAATGTTGTCTTGTTGGTTGATTAATAAGGTGTAAATACCACCGCTATTATTGTCGCATGATTTTAGAATTTCTTCTAGTGTAGCACAAGCCATTTTGATAAGTTTTATTTAGTTAAAAAAAAAGGGCGGCGTTTTATGGCCGCCCCGTATGTTTTTAAATTGTCGTTAACGATTAGTCGAAACAAACGTTGTAAAGAACAATTTGATCAGGGTTCGTATAGTGGAATCCAGCTTTAAGGTTCGCACGTGTACGAATGTAAGGCTCAGCTACTGAGTCAGAAAGGTTAACTGCTTTCAATGCTTTAGCGTCACCTTCTGCGTCGAACGCGTAGATAAGGTCAGTTTTCAAAGCAAGAACCATAGTGTTAACAGGCATACCTTCAGCAAGAACGATTTTAATTCCTAAGAAAGTAGGTGCAAGCGGTGCAGTAACGTAAGTCAAAGTGTTACCTGAAGCGGCAGCAATTTGGTAGTTTACGAATACGTCGCTAGAAACGAACAAACGAAGGTCTGCACGCTTAGACTGAACTGCTGCTGGCGATGCTTGAAGAACCGCAGTCATTTGAGCCAATACGTTAGACGAAGTAATAGCACCACCATAAAGGCCGTTTACTGCTACGTCTGCGCAAAGTTGTTTCAAGTAGCCGTCACACAAAGAAAGAACAGGGTCTAAGCTTGTAGTGTCACCTTGCCATCTGATAAGTTCGAGGTCTTGACCAATTTTACCAGCCATTTCTGTCCAGTAGTAAGACATGAAAGAAGCTACAGAAAAGTCTCCGTTTGAACCTTGCGCCATTTGCAAAGCTAAGAAAGATTGCTCTAGATCGAACTGACAGATTTGGCTCATCGCTGAGAGGGCACACACCGTCACGTCAATTGCGTCGAGGTTGTCTGTAGGTGCAGCAAAGTTACAAGTTGAAGGCGCTAAGATGTTACCGAAAGTAACGTTAGCTAATTTAGTAGCCGACTTAATGCCTGGCAAAGTGCGGTAGTTATCAGCAATGTCCTCAGTTAAGTAAGCACGGCTGTAAAACTCGTCTGGGTTAGGACATAACAACGCGTTTGTGTCTACGTCCAAGTCAAATTTTAGATTTCTAATCATTGGTGTTGGTTTTTATTTTGTTTTTAATTGTTACTTGTTTGATGCGCGAAACGCTTTAAATCTGTCGAAAGCTGACATTTTTGTTTCTTTCGCCATTTCCATTTCGTCTTCGACTTCTTCTTTAACTACGCCGAGTTCTTCGATTTGGTTTTTAAGGTCTGCAACCATTCCGATAATAGCTTTTTCACGCTCTTCGATTAATGGCATTACGATAGCCAAGATAGCCTCAGAGTCAGCGACAGGGTCGATAGCCATTTCAGTAGCTACTTCTTCTTCTACGACTTCTTCTTCGGTTACGCTAGTGTCTTCCATAGCTACTTCTTCAGTAACTTCTTCAGTTACTTCAGCCATTTCGACTTCTTCTTTTTCTACTTCTTTAATTTCGACAACTTGGCCGTCCTTAACTACGTAGATTTTACCTTCGATAAGGTGTTCTCCGTCTGGGAAATTCATGTTATATTTAGTTAATTGGTTACTTAATTTCATTCCCAAAAAACCCTCGATGCTAAAGCCTAGTTGTTCGTCTTTTACTAGTTTATTGTAGTACTCAGCGTCGGTAATTTGCGCCGTTAACATTAACGTTCCTTTCGGTACTTCGATGCCGTAGGTAGTAAAGGCTTTGTCTTGCGTTGGGTTTTCAACTATCCACGCTTCAAGAATGTATGCGGGTACTTCTTTACTTGGGTCATGCTCTAAGTTAAACACGTTCCTATTCTGTAGGTCGCGCATGAACTTAACGTAGATTTGTTCGATAGTTTCTTCTTCGAATTGCACGTAGTATTCGCCCGCTTCGTCGTCGCGTCTGTAGATTTCCATAGGAATCATAGCGGGTGCAGTTACGCGGTACTTTAATTCATCAGAAAAGAAACGCTTGGTAACGTTTGAGAATGCCATGCCCTTAACTTTGATAGCGGGGTTTGACGTAAAAGCAATTTGTTCGATGCCTAAGTCTTCGCCGTCTGAGTATTCGGGGTCGATAGTTATTTTGTAAATGGGTAAGTCGTTTACCATAACCATATTAAAAAAGGCTTATATTTGTTCAAAAAAACTATGGTAACAATTTGTAACAAAGACATTCCGAACGAGTTAAACGAGTTAACTATTCAACAATTCGAAGACATTACTAGCATTCACGCTAACGCTGACATGGATCACGTCGAAAAACACCTAGAAGTATTTAAGTATATGGGCGTTCCTGAGGTTGAAGATATGGATTTTGAAGACTTTAAAGAAGCTATTCGTCTTTTTAATACGGCAAAGAACCCCGACGGCGTACTGCTAAAGCGTTTTGAAAACGACGGCTACACCTATCAGGCCTACGACCAAGACTTTAAGCTTACGGCAAAAGACACAAAGCATATTGAAAAGATACTAACGCACAAACATAAGGGTTATGTATCTGAGGCCTTAGCGGTATTGTTCAAACGCACCGACCTAAGTAAGACAGAACACTACACCGACGCGCACATTAAACTAAAGTCTAAAATAATTCGTGAACTACCCGCCGAAGTAGCCGTTCCTTATTTAGTAGCTATTGCCGAAACAATTAACAAACAAGTTCAGTCTTTAAATGAAAGTACCGAAGGGGTGGCATGAAGTTAAGCTATACCAGTTTAAAGAACTTCGCGAACTCAAAGATGCCGAAGGTTTTTTTAACACGCAACTAGAAACGCTTGCTATTCTTTTAGACGTACCTAGCGACGAACTAGAAGAACTATCTCTAGTCGAACTATCCGAACTATTCAAGTCGGTTAAGTGGGTTCTTAGCGAGCCTAAAAAGGGCCTGAAAAACGAACTAATTCTAGAAGGTGAAACGTACATTCTAAAGCCGTTTAAGAAACTAACCCTAGACGAGTTCATAGACTTGAACTATTTTGTCAGTAACGACTACTTAAAACATATTTCGCATATAGTTTCTATCTTTTACAGGCGCATTAAGTCCGACGAGTGGGGACATATCGAGTTCGAGCCGTACATATTTAGTCCGTTTGAGGTTTACGACAAGTTCGAAGACGTGTTTATTACGGAAATATACGGGCTTATTCCTGAGTTTTTAAAGTGGCGTGAAGACTTTCTAAAGAAATACGAAAACCTTTTTAACCAAGACGACGACGAAGACCTAGAAGAACCCCTAGACGTTAAAGAATTTGATAGCTTAGAGTCTTACAAAGCTGAACTTAAGGCCCAAGAACAAGCCAAGAAGTCTAAGAAGTGGGGCTGGGAATCTTTATTGTTCGACCTTTGCGAAGGTGACATAACAAAAATAAAGGCAGTCGGTGAACTGCCCTTAATCTTCGTGTTTAATATGTTAAGTATGCGTAAGGAAATGGGCTACTTAGAAACCTCGAAAGGTTAACGCCGCATTGAACTCCCCACCGATTGGCTCAAACGTGTAAATAATACTACGCTTTTCCCCTAAGATTGTGGCTACTTCTAAGATAGGGTAACGCTCTGTCATCCATTCGGTATACTGCGCGAATATTTCTGCGGTTGTGCCGTCAGCGTTTAGCGCTTCGGTAAGCTTTGCACATAGATCAAAAGAAGCCATGTTCACAGTACCATTGTTCAAGAACCCGAAATAGTACATAGCTAGAATTTGAATTTCTAGTTCACCTAAAGCGGGTATTTGCGCATTAATACGTATCGAATCGTATAAACTTCCCGTGTCGATTAGGGCCTCAGACGCAATAATTTTCTTTAGCGTGCGGGCTATTTTGTTACGCGTCTTGTATTTTATATTGAATACGCCGTTATTCTTGTACGCCATTTGCTAGAAAGTTAGGTTCGTAAGGAAACTCTTCTTTAACACTATGCCCAGCGAAAGCGTGCTTTGGGTTCTTTGGTTCGACAAGGTTTGACCCGAAGTCGTATGTGTTATCAGACATTACATCGTAGTGATATCCGTCAGCATAGATAGGTTGCTCGATTACTTCCATTCCTTCCATTACGGGAGGGGTTAACATAATAAGTCCTATCTCAACAACAGCTTGCACTCCGCTTCCGTATGCTTCGTGTTTTTCTCCGTTGAACTCCACCTCTACAAGAATGCCTTTAGCTTTCAAGTCTGCGAGTGCTTGTTCCTTGTCTGTGTATGTTAGCTTGTAAATCATATCGTTGTAAGTTGTGCGAGTTGAGTATTTGTAAGGCGTTGTTTCCAAAGGGCGGCAGCGTTTACTTCATCCCCTAAAAAGTAGGTATCGCCATTGTATCTGCTTCCGATTAATGCTTGGCTTAATGTAGGTACGCTTCCGCTTGTATCCGAACCTATCAAAACACCATTAACATAAAGAACAAAGTCGTTCGCCTTGTATGCAAAAGCAATTTTATGTCTGCCAGCGGTTATGTTTGAGCTATTTAATATTGCTTGGTCTGTACCTCCATTAATTACAAAACCATAGATTTGATTACTTGTGCCACTTGCTGGCCTATCAATACCAATGACAATACAATTATTTAGATTTGAGGCATTGTTATTAAGAGCAAACAAACCAACTACTGGACTTAACTCTTCGTTTTGAATGTCGATATAAGCATCAACAAACAAAGTACCCTCTGTTTGTCCTATAAGCGAACTAATACCACTCTTTGAAATAACATCTGCGTTTCGTGTTACACTTGCAGAGGTTGTAGGTATGTAACTTGTACTATAGCTTCCGAACTCAACTTGATGAAAAGCTACATCGCAAGTACTGCCACCAAGAACATAAATAGCCCAGTCT